GGAGGTATTAAGAATGAAAGAAATGACAGACTTGGCAACGATGAGGATGTTGTTAGAAAAAAGAAAGGATACACAGTTGGAATCGTTAAAAAGGGTCTTGGAAAACTACAGGGAGGAAATCGAATATCTCCGCCTGCAGAACGCCCGGCTTGCGGAAGAGTTAAGGCGTGAGCGCAAGAAAAGCGAGCGCGCCCGCCGGGTGCTGGGGCATGTGTTGGGAAACAGACAAGAATGAAGATGTTTGCAGCAAATACTTCTGCGTTGGGGAGGTGAGGAAATGATTTGCCCGTTGATGAGCAGGCCGCACCCAGTAAACGCAGAGTATGAGGACCAGCATGATTTGTTTAAGGTAAGCTGTTTAAAACACGAATGCGGATGGTGGGATAGCATAAATGGAGGCTGTGCGGTGCTCAGTTTGATTCAGGTGTTGGATGACATAGAATAAGGGAGGTGTTAAAAAGTGGCACTTTGCCCAAGATGCAACAAGTATTTCAGAGAACCAGAAGACGAGCGAGGGCAACACGGTTGCCCATACTGCGGATTGCAGCCGGGGTATTCAGATTGTGAACTTTGTGCATACACCTGTGAGGACAAAGATGATTGTTTATTTTAAGGAAGCAGGCTTGCCGGGAGCCTGAATCCCGGCAAAACAAAAAATGGGAGGTAAGGAAAATGAACGTAAGACTTAAGCAAAAGGAAAAGCAGAATATTGTTAACAGGGCCGTTAGCTACATCACCAGCCAAAATCTGGATGTAGATATTGCCGTTGAGGATGCAGCGGTTGAAACGGTTCCCAGGTCCCTGAAGCACGATGATATGGGAGACAGTTACGTGGCTATATCAGAAAACATGTTGCAGGAGATCAGAGAGCAGGTAGAAGCTAAACTCCAGAAGCAAACAGCGGAAAAAAGTAAAAAAGAGGAAGGAGGACAACACTGTCTGTGTGGGTGTGGCCAAATTGTAAGGAAGGGTAAAAAATTCCGGCAGGGCCACGATGCCAAATTATTATCCATTCTCAAGCGGATAGAGAAGGAAGAAGCGGATGAAAGTGAGATACCTCAAGAAGCCAAGGACCAATTGGTTCCCTGCGCTTGCTGTGGTAAATTGATTATTCCTCATGAATCCAGGAAGGGGCCAATATGCAGGGACGGACGTTGTAAATGTGTAAAAATAAAAGGAGGTATTAACTGGGCTGTAAAGCCTTTCACCATGGCTTGACGTTGTAAATGTGTAAAAATAAAAGGAGGTAATCAGTAATGACTATCAAGGCTAAATTCAAAATCAACAAGGAAACCAAGAACACGTTCCGTTTCCAGGAAGCAGAGGTAGAAGGACAACCGTTGGCGGTGGGAGTATTGTATGTTAAAAAGGAGGCGTTGGAGGCAGCAGGCATGGAGAACGCGCAGGAAATCGAAGTCACTATAAAGGAGGTATAGCCGGTGGGTGTAAAAACGCTGCTCAAGGAAGGAAGAGAAGTTCTGGATGGGTTCTTGTCAGAGTATGAAGAATAACTTAACTGTCCTGACGAGAGAAGTTGGCTACTTCTCGAAATGTCTCCCATGAGTTTTGTGGGGGACATAGGCAGAAGCCAAAAAAGGAGGGAAAAGTTGTGTCTATTGAAGTTGAGCAGCTACAAAAAGCGGTCAAGTATTTGGCTGGTGTGTGCGATGGTGCTGTCAATAAAGATGGGCAGGGTTTCAACGGAAGGGACGCGGATTTTGGACATTCCTTGGCAAATCAGGAAAAGTGGACCACAGGCCAGGCCAAAGCTGCCAAGAACATGTTAAGAACCTACAAGAACCAATTGAAGCAGGCAGGTATTGAAATTGATTTTGACGCGGACGAAATCAAAGATTCCAAGGGGCTACTCAGAGCTAAACAAGGGCCGACTCTAAAATTTACGGAACACAAGCCGATAAAACTTTTGCTTAAGTGTAAATTTGAAGACAACCCCAAAACAAAAAGCGCCGGAGATTGCCGTTTTGACGGAAGGGAAAAAGGTTGGAAGTATGAGCTTGAACCTCAAGTTGTCAAGAAGCTTCAAGAAGTGTTTCCCAATATCAAAATTGACGAAGAGGTGGAACGTTGGGTCTCCTGCGAAGAAGAAAAAAGGAAAGCCATTCTTGATGCTAAAAATAGCCAGGATGTTGAATTGCAGACTGGTGCAGCCGAGAAGTTGTACCCTTTCCAAAGGGTGGGGTGTAATTTTTTGTATAACGCTAAGAAAGCACTCTTGGCCGATGACATGGGCCTAGGTAAAACCGTTCAGGCCATTTTTGCGTGTGAGGAAATAAAGGCCGAGAAAATACTTGTCATTTGTCCAAATTCTTTGAAATCCAATTGGAAAAAAGAAATCGAGAAGTGGACACCACAACGCAGTGTCACTATTCTAAGAGGCAGCACCAGAGACAAGAAAAACAAAGTCATTTCAGAGTTCACAACGGGGTACTTCATAGCAAATCTTGAAAGTATCCGTAGGGGCAAAGAAAAGAAGGAAGTGGACGGAGAGACTAAATTGGTGCTCAGGGATGAGGATTTTGTGGACCATTTGGCCGGTATTGAATGGGATGTAGTGATCGTGGACGAAGCTCACAACATTAAAAATAGGAAAGCACAGCAAACCAAGGACACCATGTCTTTGACCAAAACCAAAAAAGCAGACTATTTGTTCCTTTTGACGGGAACACCCATCATGAATAAAGTGGACGAATTGTGGAGTTTGTTGCACACCATGTATCCAGAGAAATACACATCTTTTTGGAAGTTTGTCAAAAAATTCGCAAACGCTTACCCTGGAAGGTGGGGTTGGGTTATTGAACCACACCCCAGAAACCCAAGCGAATTAAGGAAGGAACTGGAACCATTTTTCTTACGCAGGGAGAAAGAACAGGTATTTCAAGATTTACCGAAAAAGACACACCAACAAATATGGGTGGAATTGGAAGGCAAACAGAAGAAGATTTATGACCAGATGGAGGCCGAAGCAATGGCCGAAGTGACCGAGGAGGACAGTGTAATTGCTCCGGGAGTATTGGCCCAAATAACGCGCTGTAAACAAATAGCCATTTCTGCGGAACTGATAAATGGTAGCAAGCAAAGTGCAAAACTGGACGCGCTTAAAAGTGTTATTGAGGGAACAGACAAGAAGGTGGTAGTATTTTCCCAATTTGCAGAAGCAATAAATCTGGTGTCAAATATGCTGGAGGAAATGGAAGTAGAACACGTAACTTTTACGGGACAAACTAAGGAAAGCAAGAGGCAGGACATAATAGACAGTTTCCAGGATGATGAGCAAGTAAGAGTGTTTTTGGCAACCACGCAAGCGGGCGGTGCGGGTATTAACCTTACAGCAGCTCACTATGTGGTATTGTTGGATAAACATTGGACGCCTGCAGTAAATGAACAGGCCGTGGATAGGGTTCATAGACACGGCCAATCCAATCCCGTCACGGTTATAGAGCTATTAGCGCGGGACACTGTGGACGAAATGGTGGAGGAGGTGTTAAACGGAAAGAAGTCGATAGTGGAAGCAGTTATATCAAGAAAGAAAGGAGTGGAATAACAAATGAAGAAGAGTGCACTGGAAACGTTAAAAGAATCTGTAAAAGTGGAAAACACACCCTGGAACGGACACAGGTTGATTTATGGTAATATGGACTATGCCATGAATCTGAAAATCCACGAATTGACGGAAAAACACGCAAAAAAGATTGTAGAATACCTGGGAATAAATAAGACAAAGAAATCCACAACCAAAAACACTGGCAACGTGTGTGAGTGTGGGTGTGGTCAGTTTGCCAGAAGGGGTAGAAAATTCCTGCCCGGACATGATGCCAAATTAAAGTCAAAACTTAGAAAGGAAGCTAAAGCCGGGAGCGATTTTGCAATCGAGGAATTGAAGCGCCATAAATGGGAGACTTGATTGACAAGGTTTACCAACACATGGTATAATTATTGAGAACGGAAGGAGGTGAAATATGTGGACACAGTCAGTTGGTCTGAGATTCAAAAGTGGTGCACTTGTCGGAAGCAGTGGTACTGGAACTATTTTATAGGGATTGTTCCTAAAAAAGTCGTGTGGGCACCGTCCGTGGGTTCCTGTGGACACGCCGCTGTGGCGTCCATTCTAAGAGGAGAAGATTGGAGAAAAGCTGTAGAGGCGTGGTTTACAAAAGAAATAGCAAAACGGGACATGTTTGACGAAGAAATAGAAGAGTACCAACAGGTTGTTCAGATGGTGAAGGGTATCATTTCGAGATATTTGGAAAGATACCAGGACACTTGGGAACCGGTGGCGGTAGAGGAAAAATTTGATATAGGTATTTCCGGAGTGAAATTGCGTCTTATTGGTTATTGGGATGCGGTTGTGAAGGGCGAAGACGGACATTTGTGGTTATTGGAACACAAATTCCCAAAGCAGTTCAGAACTGAAGACCAACTTTTACTGGATGGACAGATTGGGGTGTATCAGTATGCTGCTCACAAGAGTGGATACCCTGTGGTTGGGACCGTTTATAACCAGTTATTGGCGCGTCTTCCTGCTGTCCCCAACGTCAATAAAGGTGGTAGTGTTTCCCGGTCAAAGATTTATACAGACTGGGAGACATACAAAGCAACCGTTGAACAACAGGGCTTGAACCCTGCGGATTATGAAGAAATGCAGGAGAAATTGGCCGATTTTGAGTTTTTTAAGAGACTGTATATCTACCGGTCAGAAACAGAAATTAAAGAGTTCGCCAGAGACATGGAACGTAGGATTTGGGACATGCGTAAGACCAAAAAACACATTTATAGAAGTGAATCTTACATTGTCTGTAGCAAATGTTCTTACAAAGACCTTTGTCTGGAGGAACTGAAAGGAGGGGATGTTGATTATTTAATTGAGATGAATTTTGAACCCAAAACACAAAGAGAGGAGGAAGAATATGACCGAGAAGAAGACGTCCAAAACACCGGTTAATATATCTAAGATCAATATTTACAAACCGAAATTAACTAACTACAAATTGAAAATGCTTATTTACGGGCCGCCTGGGGCAGGAAAGACATCGCTTGCAGCAACAGCAGACTTGCACGAATTAACAAAGGAAATACTGTTTGTGAATATTGAGGGTGGTATGCTGAGTGTGTCTGAAGTCGAAACACTTGGACTTCCGGACATCCCCAGTGTGGTTGACCTGGAAGGGTTTGAACACTTGGATGACATATTTTGGTTCTTAGCAAAAGGTGATCATCCTTTCCAGACAGTGTGTATTGATTCGTTGTCTGAATTACAACTAATTAACCTGGAAGGTATTGTAAAGGAGCAATTAAATAAGACAACGAAGTCAGGGGCAAAAAGATCTTCGCTGGACGATGTTTGGGAAGAGGATTACGGACAGTCCACACAGCAAATGCGAAGGGTTGTCAGGAAATTCAGGGATTTGCCGATGCATGTAATAATGACCTGCCACGACCGGTCAGACCAGGACAAACAGAAGAACGTTATCGTGGGTCCTGCGTTAACGCCTAAAGTCAGAACAGCAGTTATGGGGTATATGGACATTGTGGGTTACATGTATTCTGATACCGTTCAAGATGAAGACGGGGACGAAGAAACAATCAGAAGGTTGCTTTGTCAGCCCTATGACAAGTGGATCGCTAAGGACCGCTCACCCGGAGGTAAACTGGGGATGGTTATGGATAATCCAACTATTTCCGGTATGATTGACAAAATTCTTAAAGGAGGTAATTAAGTATGTCTAACAAACCGAATGTTCCAGGGACGGCGAAAGGAAAAACCACCAAGAAACAACAGACAAAAGCCACAAAAGAGGAACCACAAGGTCTTCCTGACAATGAACAGGATGAAGTATTTGAAGAAGACTTTACCGAAGAGGAAGGTTCCGGCGGTTTCAGGTTGATTCCTGAAGGGTTTCACCCTGCTAAGGTTATTGATTTTGAGAAGTCTTACAGTAAGACAGGAAACCCAACATACGTATGGCAGTTTTTGGTGACTGCAGGAGAATCTGAAGGGACAGAAATCCGATTCTGGACCAGCTTACTTCCGCAGGCACGTTGGAAAACTGTTGAAACACTGGAAGCAATTGGTGTTGAAGCCGCAGGAAGCGTGGCCAGGTTTAAGCGTTCCGATATTGTGGGTAGCCCTTGTGTTCTTGAGGTAGTTCACGATGAATACGAAGGAAGGACCAACCACAAAGTGGAACGGGTACACCCGCCGGACGAAGAAGCGATGGCGGCCATCAGTGATACAGACGTTCCGTTTTAATCTGGTGAATGGGGACCGGGGTTTTTACAATCCCGGTCCTTTTCACTCATAAAAGGGGAACAAGAAAATGTTGATACAGACAGACGACCAATTTCACGAAATGATAGAAAAAATAGCTAACGGGCCGCCCGTTTTGGTCTATGATTTGGAAACTACCGGTCTTGATCCTTATTTGGGGGACAGGCTTATTGGGGTGGCTATTCTCATACCTGATTTGAGTGGTAAAACGGAGGGGGAACCCTTTTATATTCCCTTTCGACACAAAGCAGGTAACAATTTGTCTATAGAGAAATTTTATTATTTAGCACCGTTTTTAACAGACCCGGAAAGAGTCCTAATAGGGTTTAATATTAAATTTGATATTCACTTCACTGAAATGGACGGTATTCCTGTCTATAATCAGATTGTTGACGTGATGTTGGGGGCGCATCTGGCAAATGAAAACGAAATGAGTTTTGCTTTAAAGAAGTTGGGGTCCAAATATATTGATGAAAAGGCCGCAGAGGAAGAAAAAGAATTGACGGAAACACTGAAAAAATACAAACTCAAGAAGGGACAGATGAGTTGGCTTCCGCCGGAAGAGGTATTTGCTTATGCAGAAAAAGATGTTATATTAACATGGCAGTTGGCTAAAATGTATCAGGAGGAATTGGAAAAGCAGGGATTGGTGAATCTCTGGAGTGAAGTAAATGAATACTGTGAAACAACGTTGTCTATGGAAAAACGGGGTGTTCTTATTGACCTTGTAAAGTGTAGAGAGTATTTAAAAGAGACCAGAACCAAAAGAGAAAAAATACACAAAAAGATGGTTAAAGAAGTTGGACACGATTTTAACCCAAACAGCGTACCACAGCTTAGAAAAATACTGGGACAAAAAGAAACCGATAAAAAAGCTTTAAAAACATGTGGCCACCCCATTGCTCCAATGTTGTTGGAATACAGGGGTTGGGCCAGGGCCATGGATACTTATTACCAAGGGTTTTTAGATTTGATGGACGAAAAATACAGAATCCGCCCAAGCTTGAACATACACGGAACTATATCCGGCAGACTGTCCTGCACCAAACCCAATTTACAGGCTTTACCAAAAGGGAAAGATCAGTATCAAGTGAGAGAGTTGGTTATTGCCCCGCCAGGATACGTGCTTATGTCTTGGGATTGGAGCCAGGCAGAATTGAGACTGCTGGCACACTATACGCAGGACCCGTTTTTATTAAACACTTTCAAAGAAAATAAAGACATTCACCAGGAGACTTCTGAACAACTTAATATAGACAGAGATAAAGCTAAAAGGATTAATTTCAGCGTTGTTTACGGGATTGGGGCAGACGGACTTTCTGAAAATCTGGGAATCACCAAAAAAGAAGCCAAACAATACTTGGACGAATACCACGGTTTGATTCCCGGTATCCGCAAACTTTATAATACAGCAGAAAGAATTGCTGTAAAGGACAGAAAATTGCCGATGTGGACAGGACGTTTAAGGCATTATAGGAAGGAAGACGCCACGCACAAAGCTATGTCCAACCTTATTCAGGGAGGAGTGGCCGAAATGATGCGGATAGCCACAACTAAGTTATACAACACGTTAAAAGGCTCCAGGTCTTATATGACTTTACAAATTCATGACGAAATCTTGTTTGAAATACCAGAAAGTGAGACATTTTATTGGACACCCATTATAAAGGAAATTATGGAAGACTTTAGTTTTAAAGTGCCGATCTTGGCCGAAGGTAAGATCGGTTATTCCTGGGAACACGCAAAGGATATTAGTTTTAGTGAAGAAGGAACGCCGATCTTCCCAGACTACAAGGAGACAATCTAATGAAAATACCCATTGCTAAAATGAGTTTGGTGGCTTTTGACCCCGGGGAAAGCACAGGTATTGTATTAATAGAAAAAGGGAAGCTGTTGGAAAGTGAAACTTTAAGCGTAGAAGAATTGGAAAATGCGCTGCTTAACAAAAAGTGGACAAGTTATGATAAATGGGTGGCCGAAGACTTTATACTCTATCCCTGGGCAGCTGAACAAATTGGGTTTAATAAAATGATTCCTGCCAGAATAATAGGAATGTTACAGTTGGCCACCAAACAAAGCGGAATTTCCTTAACGCTCCTTAATGCGGGGGTGGTTAAGCATTTTTCAACGGACAGTAAATTAAATCATTTGGGTTGGCTTGGTAAATTACGAAACAAACACGAAAAGGATGCTGCAAGACATGCACTTTAC